ACAGAGGGTCTCCTAGTCTTTCCCAGGTGTCAATATGCTGTTTTTGTGTGGTGTTCACTCGCAAGGGGTCTCCTCTAACCTCTAGTCCTTCCCCTGGTTTACAGCTTTGCCAGGTTGGGCCTTGCTTTGATTTCCGCGGGGTCTCCTCTAACCTCTAGACCTTCCACAAGGGGCACACCATTCCCTTGCTTGGGCCGCGGGGGCCTTAACGGCTTTGTTTTCCCAGTCCTCCTGGGGCATGTCTTGTCTCAGGCAGCACTGCATGCTAGTGGCGTAAAACCTACGGCCTGACTTTGGGCAGTGTTCCATTCGAACGCCAGGGAGTTCTCCGAAACGGTAGTGAACGCTTTGCGTCTCCTGGATCACCACTTTGTTAACCCAGTCCGCCTGGGGTTGGAGCGCAGACAGCACCGTCATCCAACTTCCGGTGGCAGGCATTGCCTGGCCTGACTATCGCCCTAAAATAAATCTAAATCTATCTTCTAAGGTCTAAAACAAAGCTTATCATAATCATTCTATTATTTACACTGATTATATATCTACTGTTTATTGCTTGGTTGTTTGTCTACAGCACTCCCTCTGACCACGATTCCACTGCCTTAAATCTGTTTAGAGTGGGCATATAGTCCACATATCTTTCTGGGCCTATCAGCCCTCTTATCTGCATGATGGGAGTGTATATGTTCTCCGCCCAGGTGGATCTAGCTCTATGCCCAATTAAGCTCCCACACCAACTGTCTTCCCTTTTTCCAAGGTATGGCACGTCATTCCAACTGCTGACTGGGGTCTTATCCTCCATGTGCTCATTTTCCTCAATCCACACGCGATTCCACACTCTTAGCATGTCTTCAGTTGTCATCCATTCCCCTTTTCCATGGATGGACCAGGTTGTTCTCCCGGTGGGCACCCAACTCACTGGCACGGCTGAGCAGATTGCGTTAGCCATCAGACGGAGGTCCCGTCTGTGGAAGTACATCAACAGCCACATCTGCCCATAAGCCTTGCTCAAGCATGCTGTTTCCGTCAGTGACCATCCAGAGCCAGGTGATAGCCTGGCCCTCCCTATCAGTTCATCTTGATGGCGGCAAGGTACCACAATTTGGCGTCCATCCTTCATGGTGAGTTCGTGGAAATGATGTGAGCAGAATGGAACATCCTGCCAGTTTCTCCATCCTGTTGATTGTTTCCACTCTGGAATATCCTTCCTGATTTTTGACATGCTATTGAGAAAATGGAGAGCGGTTGCGAATCTGTCATCTTTTGGTTTTACCACGCAATCGTCTCCACTCACTGCCATGGACGCTAGGCGTTCAGTTCCATTCTTGTCCAACCAGTCTTGGATTTTCCTTTGTTTCCCTCTCTCAAGTTTCTCCACCTCCTCTGGCTTCAGCAAACCCTCTCCTTCCATGCATCGTATGAGCTGCACACAAAGGTTGGTGAACGTGTTGAGTGCATATGTTACCACCTGTCCACTCCCTCTCTGGTCTTCCCGTGAGATGACGTCCATCACTGTTATGCCATCAGCTCCTGGTCTCATTACTTTCACGACTTTGTTCATGTATGCAAACTTAATCAGTGGTTCAGCCAGCGCTCGGTGTTCCGGAGTCATCATTTCTAACACGATTGACTCATTTTCAAGATCTGCTTTCGTGATCCTTGTGTCCCAGCCAGCCGTGTCGTCTGCATACATGAGGCCTCCTGGATTCTTTGCTATGTCTCTCAGCACGTATCCAAGCTTCTGCAGGCCTAAGCCCTCGACTCCTCCAAGTGTGTTCTCTCTGCTCATCCAATGGTCTTCGTTTAAGAACCCCAGAGCTTCAAATTCAAGATATCTTGAACCTAACCACATGTACCAGATGGCCCGGCTACCTTTTGCTTTTCCAAATTCACCCATCTTCTTCTCGCGTTTTCCCATCATGTTGTATGTACACATTTCACATCGTCCTTGTAGATGGGCTTCTCTTTCTCTGTCCACCATTTCCCAGAAAGCGGGGTCTTCCACTGCTTCTCGGGCTGATGCCCATCTGTTTTGTTCCTTAAAAATGGCCCCAAGCGCTGCATGACTGTTGACTTTTGCTATAAATTCCTCTTTCGTGCACACCCTTGGCGTCTTGCTTCTACCAACAAATTTCCACATCCATTTTGCTGTGACTCTCATAACTTCTGCTGTTCCTTTAGGGGGTTCTGGTGCTTTTGTGTCAACCTTTTCCTTGAACACCCGTTGCTGGCCAAATGGTGTTGTGTCAGTCATGGCCATGTTCACCACACTCTGCAGTGTGTCCCATGGTTTCGAGAGCACCCGGACCACCCCATTCACCATGGAGCTAGCTGATCCGGTCGCTTTGACTTCATAACTTCCATGATAGTTCCAAGTTTTGTAAGGGTGCTCCGAGTCATAGTGCCATGTGGTGGAAAACTCATCTGCCAGTTTTTTCACTCTGTCTTCTACCATCTTCCAGTTTGTTTTTATCTTTTTTGTGACCACGGCTCTTGTTCCAGATCCTAGATGCACATCTTCCTCATACTTGGGCCCATTCCTGTTGGTTCTGTTCATTCTGTTGATCAGCATTTGACTTACTGTGTTGACGGAATTTGTGATGTTTCCACTGGCTCCACTCACCCAGTACATCTCATGGTTGGAATTCCTCGAAAGTGGAACCCGGATCAGGCCACCTCCCCATCTTAATTGCATCTTTTCCAGCTCTTTAAGCACCTTGGGCATGTATGGACAAAGAATTTTTACACAGAAATCTTCAACTCCACGTGAGAGCCATTCTTCCACCATTTGCAGTACTTTCACGGTCCGTGCTTCTTCAATTTCTGGCACTGGTGAGGCTTCCCCTATGTCGCATAATAGTGTGTCTGATTGTTCAGATGGTCTGTAAAACACATCAACACCGCTCTTCAGCGAGACCAAATTCCAGCCGTAGCTCTGCATCATCACAGGTTCTTCATGACCTGGTCCCCCTTTTGTGTAACCCTTCACCTCTTGAACTAATTTTAAGGTGGCGCAGTAATAACTCCAGCCTCCTCTGCCGCAGCCCAAGTCTATAACCTTTCCGTGTGGCTTCACAAAACCTCTCTCGACCATCCACCGTAGTTTTGCGGTTCCACGTGAGACGGGATGTCCCCCAGTCACATTACCTTCTCTCCGTGCTTTTCTAGCCGCAGATCTGTCAACCTCTATTATACCGTCCCTTCTGTACTCCATGAACTCCTGTCTCGTCAACTGGTTTAGTTGTGCCTTCCACATCTCACCCAACATGCGACCTCTTCCTCCACCTCGTCGCAACGCTCCACTTTGCAGGTTCCTGGATATGGTCCAAGCCAGAGAGGCTCCGGCCAGCCAATTTTTCCGCAAGAGATGGCACATGGCCACAGCTGTTGTGGCATTCCAAATACGTCCTGCTGCTCCTTCTATCAGTGTGACTGCGGCTGCAGATGTCAGCATTCCAAACTCTGTTAGCGACATGGTCCCTGGTTTTAGGAAAACTGCACAGACTCCCACAACTATTAGAATAACTTGGCCGAATTTCTTCTCTGTAATCGGAGTACTGGCGTCTAGATCAGGTATGTCTGTGGCGACTATTCCATCCACCACTGGATTCTTCATCACTCCAGCAGCTGTCCTCCTTTGCGCTGCACGCATTGCTTCAGCTTGCCATCCTGGCACGAGGAATGCATAGTGCACAATCAACAACACGATTGTCGTGAGTGTGGTGGTCATGGTGAACTGTCCCCAACATCCGAGTAAAAGAAGAGGCACTGACAGGTCCATGGACACAAAGGGCATCCCTTTTCCTAATCCAAACAAAGCTCCAGCTTGTGCTGTCACAGCCATGAGTGAGAAATTCACGTACTCAGTGACTATTAGATGCTTTAATAGTGGAGTGAGCAGCGTTGTCGCTCCAGCATATGCTGCCCAGGCTGTGGCAGGTCTCAAATCTGGCCAAGGAAAATCCCACTTTTCAGTTCTCTGCTCCTGGGTTCTCCCAAACAAACCGGATATATCCCTTTTTGTCTGCTCTAGCCAACCCATTTCGTTGGAAGCCACAGCCCCAACAATCAGTAGGACAACTATCATGAAGACTGCGAGGTGGCTGTCTGTTTGTGAGCGTTGTCGCTCTGGTTCTGGGATTAACACTATCATTAAGAGAAGTGACACAAGCAAGATCCCTGCTATCTTCTGGGGCTGTACTTCTGCAATCCACAACAACACTGTAGCTGTCATAAGGATCATTGCACCTAGACCGGTTTTTCCCAACCCCCTCCTCTGCACAAAGAATAGAAAGACTCCACATGATGCTAAAGCCATCATTGTGATTAGTAGGATTGTTTCTAGAGTTTCGGGGAGTTCCTCCAATGCTTCCCTATGCGCCCTGCTTCCACGCTCTGCGGTGCTCAGCATGTAAATGTTGTCCATGGATTCTCCCATCCTATGCGCAAAATGTTCGGGAAGCATTTTAACTACTTCAAAAACCCCAATGGCCGACCTTTTTCCACAAGCAAACTCTTTGAATGATTTTAGCGCTTGATGGTCAGCCCAAAGCCTTCCGTCTCGCCAACGAGGCCTCAGGATCTTCTTCTCTCCAGTCTTCGTCCAGAGCTCAACAGGATTGTTGTCTTCTAGCACTGTGTTCACGGTGGGTCCATCAAAGCACCATCGTCGGTCGTTGTAAGCTATTCCAGCGTCAGCCAGTTTGTGCGATATCCAAACTGGCAGGTCTCCCGTTCTCAAGAACTCTACAAAGTTTTTCCGTTGCTCAGTTCTCAGCCTGTACTCCCCATCAATGGAAAAGACCTTCTCTCGTTCAGGCTCATACAATTGCGCCACCAGTCCGTTTGGTAGGTTGATGTTGTCTAGCAAGATCTTCGCTTCCTTCCAATGGGCGAAATCGTGATCATCCTCACTGGTCGGTCCAGCAAAGTGGTATTCATCCCCAACTTGCACTGGATTTCTGCCCACTCTTCCCCTCCTTTGTGCTGCACTAGCCGCTGTGATGGGAACTGGCCCATTTAATTGAACACTGCCTTCCCCGTCTTCAATAATAACTGGTTTTATGCACTTGCGGCTGTCTATCACTCTACTGGCTCCAAAATTGGCTCCCATCTCTGATATGTCTGTTGTCACAACAAAGTCCCAGTCTCCTGTCTTACACTTTGGATATTCGTTGTCAAAACTCTTCCTGTTCAATTGAATGACTTTCTTCCCCGCTTTTGTCAGACACATAGCAATTTCATTCCCCATTTTCACGCTTGGAACAAACCACACCGTTTTCCCAGTATAGTCCGTAATCCAGTCATACCCTGAGTTCCATGCTCGATCTGGTATTTGTTCCTCCACATCCATGATAGGTGAATTTGAATCAGGAAAGGCATCTCTCGTTCCTGGTGGTGTCGCAGTCATGAATATGGCTGCCGCTTCTCCTAGGTCAACTTTTGTGGAAATGTACCCACGAGCCGCAATGCTGGCTGGGTCAGTGAAATGTGCTTCATCCATAACGAATAAGTTGTAGTTAGGCACCCTTTGTGGTGTTAACAACCGTGCTGTCAAAGTGGCATGGCACATCACGTCAATTATTTCAGTGCCAGTGTGTTCTCTCTTGACGGCAGGGGTCAAATACCTGATTGGGTATTCCTTCAACGCCTCAGCTATCTCAGCCGCCACGACACGTGTGGGTGCCAAGATTGCAGTTCTCAACCTTTTTTCAATGGCAGCTTTAACAATCTGTGGGAGCACTTTGCGGGTTTTCCCTGATCCTGGATGTAAATCAAGCACCGTGAGTTGTCGCTTGCGTAGCATATCATCATTAAACACCTGTGGAATCTCTTCTTCCATACGGTTTCCTTGTGATATCATACTCACAAAGTTTCCCGCTCCGACGAGGATGCCATTCCCATACAAGCCAATTATGTTGCCTTCTTTATCAATGATTGGTGAACCAGATGTTCCTGTGGGGTAATCCAATGTGACGGCTCCAACTTCCCCTGCATGTGTTCGAAATATCCCAGGTTTAGTTTGCACATTTGTGGCTGGCTTTCCTGGCTGGACCACCACGACCTGCACTTCATCAACTCCATTCCACTTTTTTCCCAGCTTCCATGGCCCTCCATAGGATATGAGGTCTTCCCTGACACTAGCCCAGTAGGGGACCAGGCACCCGTCACCCACGTTAATCGTGGCACCGTTCGTGACATGCCACATTGTGTGAAATACTCCCTCGTACATCACGCCTACTCCAGCTTGGTATTTTCCAAAAATTCCTCTGGCCATGATTCTAAACACCCCCGTGCTAATTTCTGCTTTCCTTCTTTCCTTTGGTGCTGGAACATCCCAAATCGCTCCGCTACGTTTCGGAGCCTTGACTGTGAGCCAATAAGCTCCCAACGTCACTGGAAGGAGATAAGGGTTGTAAGCGGATAAAAGTATCAATCCTGTTCGAAGCGCCCACACTGAGAAGGGTATTCCAGGATCATTCAAAAGTCGCATGTTGCCATCACTATCAATTTCCACATCATATCGTTGGGAGCTACCCGTTATTTGGGCCTCCTCAGACCATGTCATTTCTCCAGCTTTTTCCAGCCATAGATCTGTTGTGAACCCTGTCACAACTGCCACAACCAACATTATGCCGCCCACTGCTAACGGAATGGCCATATTTCCTTCATCAAAATGTGCGATGCCACCAGCCAGTGCGAACGTCAATCCAACGGCTGTCAGTGCTTCACTCACCGGCCATCCTCTCCTCATGTTTGGTTTTAGTGCCAAGGTTAGTCCGGCATAAACAAGAGGGCTGATCAACCCAGATTCTGCTAGGGCCAGTCCTATCAACAATCCTCCTTTCTTTTTTGCTGCTGCATTGTTGCGTTCCCTCATCAGCGACATAATCCCTATGATCAGCAATCCTATGCGAACCACGTCAATTCCCGCGATGCGAAGTCCAGGAGCCAGCATGCCCAGCACTGGAATGCAGACGGCACTTACTGTTCCCTCACTCACAGCTCTCAGCAGCAACCAAGCGGCCGCTCCCGAGTTAAGCAGGCTCGGGATTGTCATGTCCCAATCTTGCATGGCCAAGGTCAACATTGAAAGGGCAATTCCAACCAAAACACTCTCCTGGTTGCTCCATTTCCTTTTCAGTGAGTATGCAACTAGTAATCCTGGCTGAATTTTGAAAGCAGCGATTAGCGCTAAGTGCACGATGTCACCTCCACTGTTGCTTTCCGCAAAAGCTGCAGCCACTAGTATGACGTACCTAACCAGATCCATGTATGTTATCCCACCAAAGATCAAAGCACATAAAAACATGAGCATTGCTGGTAATGCCATGCCTGCTGTCCATCTCTTCCGCAAGACTTCCTGTGTGGCCACAAACATCAAGAGAACCCCCAGTTGAAATGGTTCCATGCCATCGCCTCTGAATGCGCTCACCTTAGACTTGATAAGGGTGTCCTCACCGTGTGTTGTCGGCCGGATTTCCATGGCATACCAGCATCCACTTTTTGTCATGTATCTCAATGGTGGGAGTGTGCATGACCTGCAACACCAGTCTTGAATGAGCTTCCCGCTGGCAGTGGTGGTTCGAGCTGATGCTGCCCTGTCATGGCAGGTCGAAGTCACTTTCACTGTTGTTCCTGGGCAGTAGTCAAAATCTATGGTGATTTCCTTCTCATCCCAAGGTCCAGAATTCTGCACTTTGTATCCAGGTCTCATGTTGTGTCTACTACGTGGTCCCGCAATGGTAACCGGTATGATTAAGTCACTCTCCATAACACTTTCACTCCACAGAGTGTGTGTCTCAGGCCATGTGCACGATTTAACTTCTCCTAGCACTGCTCGTTCTAATTTCCAGGTCTTGTTGTTGCGGCTCTCAATCCAGTAGCTCAGGTCACTGTGCACAGCAACGTCTCCTTTCACCGCTGTGCCCATCACTGCCGTATCACAGTCCGTGGTGTTCACCTTTCGCAGTCCCATCCACACTCTAGTGGATGTGATGCCAAATCCAAAGTCCTCAACGTACAAGCTGTTCCAAGCTCTCTTGTCATCGGGACACTCTTTCGTTTTTGGCCCATCCACCACAAAAGTTCTGTTTGACATGCCTGGACTCGTAAAGAGGGTTTTCCCCCATTTCTTCCATCCATATTCCAACTCTTCTTCCGTCCACGTCAATCTTCGCTGTGTCGACCTGAGACGTCCCACAATTGGTTCCACCACGACTGTCAAATCCTCCCCGTTGTCTTCCAGAATGGCATTGAGTTCATGCTTGATCGAATCCCACATGTTGTGTTCCAACCGGCTCACTGATCTGACTCCACATATTCCTTTCCTGTATGATTCCACGATCACTTTAGCCAAATTCCTTGGTGTTGCTGGGTAGTATTTGTAATTGTCTCTCCAAGTCTCAACATCATTGAACACAAAGATGCCACTTCCACATTTCAGTTCCTTTCTTGACATGTCCAGAGCACAACCAGTGTCCGCATGGACATTGGTCGCTAGAAACACTAGGACTCCTCCCACTGCTAAGAATGTGATCGATATTGACCGGTCTCTGGCATTCAGCCCCATCCAAAGCATTAGGATCCCTAGAAGTCCCTGTGTTATCCATGACATGCCTCCGAACAAGCTTCTGAATGCTGTTCCAAAGACTTGGTGAATTCCTTTTCCAAGAGAGGTAAAGAAACCTCCTACTGATCCGAAATCCCAGGCAGTATCCCCAAGTGCCACCATACGCTGGGCTCCCTTGAGGGTGGAAACAAATGCTTTACCAATTGAGCTCCCACTCTTATGCCACTGATATTTAATTTGATTTTCTCCACTACCAACTAGGATGAACGAGTCGCCAAAGGGTGGTTCCAATTCAACTATCACTTTCGTTCCGGTGGAGGATGTGGAAACATATGGGTTCACAGTTATCATGCGGCCGATCGGGGTCAAGTCCTGTAGATTTGCTGTCATTGAGATTGGTATTCTGCATGGTCCATCAGAGCCAGCATAGCTCAATTTCACCACCACTGTTCCATGCCCCGTGTCTGTGGGATTCCTAGCTAGGCTGAATTTGTTAGAGCACATTGGGTAAGTCATTCCTTTTAACTTCAATCCTTGCAATTTTACCCTACATTTCAAGTGTCCTGATGTCATTTCCAGCTTGCTGCTTGTGTACTTCACAGGAATTGCTCCGGCCAGTGCCGCGTGCAGGGCTCCTTCTTGAGAGGCCAAAGCAACCACTGATTGCTTGGTGGCGTGCGCCTCCTCAAATTCAACTAGTGACTCTCTATTTTGCCAATTTCCTGCTGCTGAACCGGTCCATGGCAGATTTAAATCATGGAACCAGTCTCTGTTCACTAGCCAGCTCTTCATGTTCATGGTCATCACATAAAATTGACTCATATCAAGACCTGACCGCGGTTCACATTCCAGAGTGACCGTTCCATACTCACTCAGCTCTGCTGTGTGCACCGGAGCTTTGGGTGTGATGACAAATCTCGCAGCATGTTTCAGTGATTGCTGTATAGAGTAGTTGTTATAAGTTCCGACTTCCGTCGAGCCATGCACGAAGACAGCCACTTCAAACTGGATGTTTTCTTTCTGCACTACCCTCCCTTCAGCTTTATGTGTGCATTCGAATTTTGCACATGTATGAATGCTTCCTTTTCCAAACAGTCCACAGCCATTTCCCCATCCTCTGTCCGTCAATCCTTTCTTACATACGTAGTCTTGACTGGATGCCTTTGTATTGTGGGCCTCTCCCATGGTTGGGCAGCGTGGCTCTGTACTGACATCGGTTATTTTGGGTTCATAGCAATAAGAGCGGACGAGGGCCAAGTCAGTTGCCTCCATGTTCATCATTTTGACATCAATTGTTGGTTTGTCTTTCGCCGTTATAGTCACACAACTTCCTCCTTCCATTACAACATCAATCCACTCAACTCCATTCACGCCTTCAACAAAGTCACGGTTCTGCATGCCCAAGCAATTGAAACTGTACGCTGGTGCAATGAGCATGAGCATGATGGTAAAGATTATCTTTTGTGCTTTGGTGGTCCCCAAGTTCCAACCCACTATGGCTGCGGCTAGAGCGTATCCTGGATTTCGAATAGCCCAGTTCTCAACCTTAGTCAAGTACTTTGTGGCTTTTGTTGAGTCCATCCATGGTGTGTTCTTCGCTTCCAATAGGCTTTCGCCATGATGATGGACTGTGATCGCTCTTCTTGACCGTCTGGCATGTCTCGTCGGCGTGCACCGACCATAATGTATGTACACTTCCGTTCCGTTGCACCAGCAATCAATGTCCTCAGGGTCATATCCATTTTCAAGCTTGGGGCACAAATATGTTATGTCGTCAGGACACATGAGTCCAACATCCAAAGCTTTCACCATGCATCGGTTCGTTCCCTGTGCTGTTGGTAGCTCAATTGGGTTCTGCACGTCCGCTTGGTTTACAGTGATCAGCGGCTTTCCATTGTACGATCCCACCTTAAGGGCACACGCACATGAGAAGCTAATAATCAAAAGCAAACCACCAGTGCTTCCTCCTCTTTTCTTCTTTCCTCTCTTGTTGAGTCCATCCAACATCTGTCCTATGTCCTTCCTAAAACTTTTTAGATGTCGCGTGGCTTCCGCCACACCAACAATCTTCCATCGTCTCAACAATCCTGCCGTCGGTTTCAAAGCTGTAAATTTGAAAAACGTCAGGAATGCAAGGACAATCCTGATGGGTCCTATTCCCTTGAATAGCCCATCCAACATCCTCTTGATCCGAGATATCGGATTTCCGCGGGATGCGCCGCGCTTTAGCATATTGACAACCCGGGTTGCCCCGGGTCTTCCTGGTTTTTTGTTTGACATAGTAGTCTCTCTCCAAAAAACGTTCAAACTGTGTTTACGGTTGCCCGCACTCGTGTTGAGCTGTCAATCACGAAGTTCACACAGATGAACTTCT